ACATTGGTATTGCATTTCTTAAAAGCAAGAAATGGTGATGCAAGAATGAGTTTTTTCAAAGCAGAGTTTGAAAAGATGCAGATTGCAGAGATGCCTACTCCTGGACAACAAGAACGCAGATGATAAGCACTAAAAAATTAAATACAGAAATTATGGGATTAACTCCTGAGCAACGTAAGCAAAAAGTAAATAAATTAAGAGAAGAGCATGAAGATTATTTTCAAACAATGGGTAATCTAAATGCACTGTATATACCAAAGATGGCTTATAGGCCTAAAGGTAAAGATGAATTGTATGTATCATTCTTTCCTAGTGAACTAGAGAAAGATAAAGATATATATACAGAGTTTGTTAGTATTGACTATGATTCTGAAGACCCAAAGAGAACATTATATCTACATAGATCTAATCCTCATTGGAAATCAGAGTATGAGTTGGTTACTTCTAGCTCAGGATTTCAAAGACATCTTATACCTGTAAGTGAATTAAAAGTTATTAATGATATAACTTCTAGGGGAAAATCTATTATAGAGGAACCTAAATTTGTAGCAGATATAGGTAAAACATTATTTGATTTACCAAATCCAGATGCAGGATCAAACACTGATCTTGTAGATAAGCTTGAAGAAATCAATCAAACATTAATCACATTAACCAAAGTAATCAATAAATTCAATAAATAAATCATGGCAAACAGCGTATTAGTAATTGCTGATTCAGGTACAGGAAAGTCTACCTCAATCAGAACATTAGATCCCAAAGAGACTTTCATTATAAACATAGCAAATAAACCTCTACCTTTTAAGGGTTGGAAGAGTAAGTATACTCAGATAACTAAAGATAATCCTAAAGGTAATCTTACCTCAGCTGCTACAGCTCCTGGTATTATTAAGGCAATGCGTCATGTAAATGATAAAATGGGCCATATCAAAACTATTGTTGTTGATGATTGGCAATATATGAGTTCTTTTGAATATTTTGATAGAGCTAATGAAAAAGGATATGAAAAGTTTACTCAGATTGCAGCTAACCTAGCACAAGTTGCTAAGTTACCTAAAGATCTAAGAGATGACTTGACTATTATTTTTCTAACTCACTCAGAAGATTCAACTGATATAAATGGGAATAGAAAGATCAAAGCTAAGACTGTTGGTAAAATGATTGACAACACACTAACTTTGGAAGGCTTATTCTCAATTGTTTTATTTGGAAAAGTAAATAAAAATGATGATGGTGAACTTGAATATGGTTTTGAAACTCAAAACAATGGAGAGAACACATGTAAATCACCAATGGGTATGTTTGAAGATAAATTTATCAAAAATGACCTACAATTTGTAACCAGTTGTATTGAAGAATACAACAAATAATTAATAATTAATAAAAATCAAAATTATGTTAAGTACTAAAGACATGTCTGCCGGATCAGGTGGAACTAAACCAGTAATTGGAACAGGTAATCAAAAAGTAATGATCAATTCAATAACATTTGATCAAACACCATATGATGTAAATGCATATAATATTACATTACATGTAGAAAGTGAGCCTATTGAAGGAGAGTTTAATGGCTTTCTTAAAGATGTAAATAATCCTAATGGTGAGCGTTATGCAGGCCAAGTAGGTAGAGTAAGATTTTCTCCATATCCATTTAAAGATGCTACATTGGCAAATGGTAATGAGATTAACCGTGATACTGAAGTATTGAAAGCAATGGTTTTCTTATCTGAAGTTGTTGGTAAGAGAGATGAGCTTGATGCTATTGAGGCAGGAACAATTGAAGACTTTATGATTAAAGCTGCAAAGATTTGTTCTGGTACAGGTTACATCAACGCTTGCTTAGGTGCACGTGAGTGGGAAAATAGAGAAGGTTATGTTAACAATGATCTATTCTTACCAAAGAGAAACAGAATGGGTGTTCATTTAGAAGCACTAGAAACAGAGAACTCTAATCTTGTACAATTTGATAAGAATGATACCAATCATTTCAGACCATTTGTAAAGAAAGATGCAGCTCCTGCTAATAACTTTGAACCAGCTCCTACTGCAGGATCTGATTTTGAACTTTAATATCTCCAATTAGAAAGTGTGGGCTCGGTATATTGCCGGGCCCATTTCTTTTTAATATCTTTGGTTTTATGTTTAACACAAAAAACATTGTAGGAGAAGGACAGGATGTACCAAGTACTTGGGTATTTCAATACTATTTAGATCTTCCTGAAAAGCTTACCGGCCAAGACATTAAGATTAAATCAATTTTTAATCCTAATGAAAGGACACCAAGTTTTTGCATATATGTAGATAAATCCATTATGCAGTATAAGTTTAAAGACTTTTCAACAGGTAGAAGTGGTAATAAAATAGACCTAGTCAAATTGATGTTTGAGTTACAGTATCATGATGCTATGACTAAGATGACATCAGATTATAACAAGTATGTTAGGTCATCAGAATATGTACAACAAAAATTTACTCCTCAATCAAGATGGAAAATTGACTTTATTAAAGAAAGACAATGGACCACTGAGGATAGAAAGTTTTGGTTATCTTTTAGAATAGGTAAAACTATGCTTGAAGAGTACAACGTCAGACCAATTGATTATTATAATTTAATTAAAGATGATTCAGGTGAAATAAGAAAGCTAACTATAGGTAGTAAATGGTGTTATGGTTACTTTGATAAGAATGGTGAAGTTTATAAAATGTATCAACCTTTTAGTAAGAAATACAAATTTTATAAAGCAAAGCCATATTTACAAGGTAAAGATCAGTTAACATACAAGCAGCCTTACTTAGTTATTTGTTCATCACTTAAAGATTCAATGTGCTTAAAAAGCATGGGTTATAACATAGATGTTCTTAGCCCTGATTCAGAAAATACTATGATTAAACCTCATATTATAGAGCACCTAAAGAAGAAGTATAAAAAAGTAATCACTCTATTTGATAATGATGATGCAGGTAGGCATGCTGTGGAAGTATATTTAAAAGAATATAAAATCAACGGTTTTGTGCCAACTATATGTAAAGACATATCAGACGCTATGAAAGAGCATGGGTTTGATAAAGTGCATAGTATGCTAAAACCATTATTAAAAGAGACCTTAAATAAATAATATATGAAATGGTTTATACCGGGAAACGTACCTTCTAGTAAAAATGGAAGAAGATGGACGGGTAAATACTTTATTGCGAGCAAAGCTGTTATGAATTACAGAAAAGCTACTAAAGATATTTATCTTAAATATACTGAAGAGTTTAAGAAAGAACTCAAGAAGCATGAGCTTCCAGTTAAGATATCTTTTGAATTTATTAGAGGCAGCCGCCATAAGTTTGATTATATAAATCCTGCACAAACAGTGCAAGATGATATGGTTAAATATGGTTGGATAGAAGATGATAATGCAGAGTTTATATTGCCTGCATTTGAGCAATACACTTATGATAAGAAGAATCCAGGCGTATGGATAGAAATAATTACAAAGTAATTACATTAGATGAGTTTTTTAAATTAAAAGAAATGTTTCAAGGTTTACCTGATGATCAGGAGATGGCTTGGGAGATTTACAAGAATAATTATAAAGATGATGCTATTGATTTACTTATGCATAAAGCATTAGTTTTTAAGCATAGAAAGAAGTTTGCTGATGCGGTTCAGTTTATTGATGAACCTGTAATTGGTAAGCAAGCTTTATATTACTATATAGAATTCCATAAAGCGGATGCTATTTATAAAGAAATATTAGATAAAATTATGAATCAATGATAAACATACAAGATCAGGTTGCAAGAACAACCAAAAGTTTAATATTTACAGAGCCCTTTTACGGGCTCTTTTTAATTGGTATCAATAAACAATATAGTGAGCGTATTCCTACAGCAGGAGTAAGTAAGCAAGGTATTGGTATACAATTGACAATAAACCCAGAGTTTTATAATGGACTTAGTGAAGATCACAGATTTGGATTAATTAAACATGAGCTTTTGCATATTGCATTTGGACATCTTTTATTAAGAGATCTATATTCTAATCATAAGTTATTTAATATAGCTGCAGATTTAGAGATCAACCAGTACATACTGGAAAGTAAATTACCTGAAGGTGGTTTATTACTCTCAAGTTTTCCTGAATTAAATCTTCCTACAAAAGCAGGTACAAAAGAATATTACAGACTTTTGGAAGAAGCACAACAGTATGGAACTTGTCCTTCATTAGATAATCTAATGGATCAGATGGATGGTAATTCACCATACTGTCATAGTACATGGGAAGAGTTTGATGCATTACCTGAAGCAGATAAAAAGTTAGTTCAAAAACAAATTGAACATCAGCTTAAAGAATCTGCTGAACAAACAGAAAAGAAACAGGGTACTGTCCCTGGTGAACTTGCTGATTTGATTCATAGGTTAACACACATTGAACCGCCCAAGTTTGATTGGAAAGGATATCTAAGAAGATTTGTAGGTAACTCTAGTATAGTATATACTAAAAAGCTGAGACGTAAATACAATAAACGTTATTCAGCTAATCCAGGACTTAAGATTAAATTCAAGAATCATATTCTTGTTGGTGTTGACACAAGTGGATCTGTAAATAATGATGAGCTTAAAGAGTTCTTTAGTGAACTTGCACATATGTATAAGACAGGTCATAAAATTACAGTAGCACAATGTGACACCCGCTTGAATAGCGTGAAAGAGTTTAATCCAAAAAAAGATTGGGAAATACATGGTCGTGGTGGGACAAGCTTCCAACCAGTAGTAGATCATTTTAATGAAAACAAAGGGCAGTATACAGCTCTAATATATTTAACAGATGGTGAGGCTTATTCTCCAGAAAACTGTCCAAACAACACCTTATGGGTATTGAGCAGTATTTCTGATATGAATAATGAACTACCAGGACAAGTAATTAAATTAAATTAATAGAAAAATGGCACAAGTAAATTTAAATGTAACAGAGTTAAAAGGATTTGTAAATCACATAATTACTAATAACAGATATTTGCAAGAAGCAGGTAAGAATTCTGTATCTGTAGAAGTTGTAGGTGAATCAGGTATTGGTAAGACTTCTACTATAGTAGAGCTTGCTCAAGATAATAACCTAAAGTTTGTAAAGCTTAATTTAGCTCAGATAGAAGAACTAGGTGACTTAGTTGGTTTCCCTGTACGTCAATTTCAGATGTATAAAGAAAAGCAAGTACCTGCAAAGAAGATTGATGACATATCTTATACAGCAGCACAAAGAGCTGCAGCATCATCAGATTTAGCTAATCTGAAAACTACTACCAAGAAAGTTGGTATGTGGGTTGATGAACTTGCCGTACAAGAGTATCTAAAAAATGGATACAAAATGACTGGTAAGAACAGAATGTCTTATTGTGCTCCTGAATGGATTGCAGATGCAAAGGCCGGTGGTATCTTATTACTAGATGACTGGAACCGTGCTGACACAAGATTTATTCAGGCAGTTATGGAATTGATTGATAGACAATCTTATATTTCATGGACATTACCAAAAGACTGGCACATAATTTTGACAGCAAATCCAGACAACGGAGATTATATGGTTAACAGTGTAGATAGTGCACAGAAGACTAGATATGTAACCGCTAACTTGAAGTTTGATGTTAATGTATGGGCACAATGGGCTGAGGGTGCAGGAATTGATACTAGATGTATTAACTTCCTGTTGCTCCATCCAGAGTTAGTAACACAAGAAACAGGAAGTTAA